ATATTCCAAAGACGTATGAACAATGACGGACTTATGGAAATAAAAACATTTTCTTTGGTGGTGGAACAAACAAAGAAAACCGATATGCAGGAAATTCTTGACCGCATAAGCGAAATAGAAAAGAAGATAGGGGGAACAAATGAATCCGCAGATGCTTCTTAATATGTTTATGCAAGGCAAGTTCGCGAATCATCCGCTGATGAAAACCGTGCAACAAATGATGGCCGGTAAGACCCCTGAACAACAGCGGCAGACCATCATTAACACGGCTAGATCATACGGGTTTGACTTACATCAACTCCCACCCGATGTTTTACAAAGGGCTGGTTTGACCAACATTTAACCAAAAAGGATAAAAAATGGCAGAAAATACACCAATGACACCTGCGGATATGAGCGCAGTGTTAGGCAACCGCTATGGTTATCCATACGGTGGCGGCTTTGGTTTCGGCGGCGGTGACGGTGGTCTGTTCGCTATCTTGCTTATCGTCTTATTGTTGGGCGGCGGCAGTGCGTTCGGTATGAATCGTGGCCAATTCGGAACAGAAGCAATACAAAACCAAATGCAACAAGGCTTTGATAACCAAAACACAATGGCAAATCAAAGAGAAATCTTGGCTGCGGTTAACCAATCATTCCACGATAACTTGAATGTTATCCAGGACAAATATGGCGAAATAACAAGGGACATCTACGGTGTTTCCGGACAGGTCGCACAGGTATTGGCTAACCAAAACGCATGTTGCTGCGATACAAAGATGTTGATACAAGAAACATCTGCACAAAATCGTTATGACGCATTGAAAAACACAAACGACATCAATGCTGTAACTATCGGGCAAACACAAAAAATCTTGGATGCTTTGGCACAAAACAAGATTGAAGCATTACAGGGCCGCATCAATCAATTAGAATTGAGCAATGCGGTTGCTGGGGTTGTTCGTTATCCAACCGCAACAACTTACACTTCGGGCATGTCCCCGTTCTGTAATTGCAATTCTTGCGGTTGCGGATTCTAATTAACTGGCAGGGCTTCGGCTCTGCCCAGAACTTTAAGGAGTATTACTATGAATTGTAATTGTGAAAACTTACATCGTGGAACAAATTTAACTGCTGCTGGGGTCTTGACAGTCACTAATCCAAACAACATTTCTACATTTGATGATTTTGATTTAGTGTTATGTTTGAACCCTAATAACATTATCACAGGCGACCCAGTTGAATATACTGTGACAATAAATGGGGTTGCTGTGCCTATTTTAGATGTTTGGGGGTATCCAATCAGAACAGATAGATTGTGTCCACGAAAACGGTATCACGGTAAATATATCGTAGGAACTGCTGCTGGAACACACATAACTTTATTTAATGTTTGTTGCACGATTAAAGATGCTTTGGCAAATGCCACACCTACGGTAGCAACTGAAACCACGGGGGATTAGCCATGACAACAGCAGAAAAAGCAAAAGAAGCGGTTTTGGAACGGGTAATTGAATTGGCAAAAACTGCCGAAATTATGGAACTGTTCATTTTGACCGACACAATCAGTCAAATAACCGGCGAAACCACACAGCATTTGGCGACATTACCAGATATGTTGTTAAAGATAATGGCAACACCACACTTAGGTGAATCCAAAAACAAAGAGGTTAAAAAATGACACATGAAGAAAAACACGAAATGCGCAAAGCAATATACGAACACCTTGGAATTTTATTGAACAAAGTTCATAAAATGTTCGAATCGTCCAGCGAATTAACAATTCAACAGATGATAGATGCCAGCGACATATTGAAAGATATAGCAAAAACAGATAGTGCTATATCAAAAGCATGTTATTATGACAGCACGCGTGGTGGATCTGACGACAGAAAGTATTAAAAAAACAGGGTAGTAGTTAGGGCTACCCTGTCGACAACATACCAAATAGGTAGAAATGCAATCATATTATATGATATTTTTCTGCACACGTCAATAAAATGCATTGATTTTTTCGTGATATTTATATATAATAAGGTGGTAAGGATGAGAAAGATCGGCATGCACAAAATAACAATAACAGCATCAAGTGGAATATACGCAGCATGGGGTGCGTTGGTATCGTTCACACAGAACATCCATACAGCCCTTGTCGGAATGTTGATATGCATGGCCCTGGACACAATAACCGGATTCATCGCCGCACCATACCGCGGACAACGCAGAGAAAGCTCAAAACTATCAAAGGTTGTCAAAAAAACCATAACATACTGCGTGGCCATAATCGCAATACATACATTGGAACAATTGATACTGCCAACATACATCGCCGGAACATTGCAGCTGGGCCGCATGGCCTGCACAGTATTTGCCGGACTGGAAGTATATTCAATACTTGAAAACCTGCGCGACATCACAGGATTAAAAGCATTTGACTATCTGACACAACTGTCATTCAAGAAAATCAAAGAAACAACAGGGATAGATATACAAAAAGGGAAAGGGAAAAATGGCAGCAAAAAAGCAAAAAAAGAATAAAAGCCCAGAATGGCATAACATAACAAAAGAACACGTGGCCACCATAATATGCCCATACTGCCTTGAACCAATTCCCGAAGGACACAGAACAAGAGATCACAAAATACCAAAATCACGCGGTGGAAAAAACGAACCAGAAAATATCGTAATATGCTGCGACAAATGCAACCACGAAAAAGGATCATTAACACAAGAGGAATACGAAATATGGAAAAAGCTAAACTATATCCGGTGCGGTGGTCTATCAAATAAAGGAAAACCCAGATGAAACAAATAATGGCAATAATCGCAATTTTAATGCTCGCTGGATGCGCAAAAACAACCGCCACAGACACAATCATAGATAACGCAATAGAAACCACCCAGGCAGCAATTCACACAGTAAAACAAACAACAACACTTGAACAATGCCAAGCATTGGCAACAGAACAATACAAAACGGACATACGAAACATGGAAGCAGCAAAAGCATCGGCCCAGCGCGACATCAAAGCCGAACAAGAAAAAACCCTGCGCTGGAAACTAATATCAGCATTCATAGGAATCATACTCGCAGCAATCATAGCAAAAAGGGTCCTTAAATGAAACTGACATTGAAACGCATAGCATTACAACCCACATACACAATCGGCCGCCTATACATTGACGGAACATATTTCTGCGACACATGCGAGGACACCGTCCGCCCAGCCGGAAAAAAGATACCAGGCGAAACAGCAATACCATACGGAACATACAGGGTCGTGATAACCCAATCGGCCAGATTCAAGAAAAAGCTGCCGGAATTGCTTAACGTGCCAAACTTTTCAGGGGTTCGTATACACAGCGGAAACACCGCCAAAGATTCCGAGGGTTGCATACTTGTGGGCCGGAATACCGTCAAAGGAATGGTCACACAATCACGCGACACAATGAAAAAACTGATGGCAATTCTGGAACCAGCATGCAGCAAATCCATCGTAACGATTGAAATCATTTAATTTATTGTTGAATTTTTCTGAAAAATGCATTATAATATGAATTAAGAAAAACCTGTACAGTAGGACAACCGCGCAAGCGACCCAATTCTGTTTGGACAACTTTCCGAAACGTTAAAATAAACCTAACAACAAAAAAAAGGAAAAAAAATGAGTTTAGTAGACGTAAATACAGGTATCTTGAATATTAAATTCTTCGTAGAGGAATTAACTCGCCTGTATCATAACAAAGTCGGCGGATTACGTGCCGTCACAAATAACAAAGGTGTGGTCGTTGGTAAAACGATCCGCTGGCCATTGGTTGACACGGATGGTATCGCATCCCCAACAAACTTTGGTTCACCAACAATCCCAGATTCTTTGGTTTCTGACACCGTAGAAGCTGATATCGTACCATACGAAGGTGCTGTATCATTAGACCCATTCGTATTGGCATCCACAAACAGCGCAGCAGGTTTGCGTGCAGCTGCAGCCGAAAAGGTCATGAACAAGATCGAAAACCGTTTCACAGATGTCATCTTGACAGCATTGGCTCAATACGATGACACAAACATGGAAATCGGTTCATCTTCCGACACATTTGATGTCGATTTCATGACAGATTTGGACACAATGGCTCGTGTAAACAACTGGCCAGATGGCAATCGTTTCTTGTTATTGCCACCACAAGCAGAAAATGCTTTGAAAAAAGATTCCAAATTCTATGAAATTTGGTCTTTGTATCAAGGCCGTGCCTTAGCGAACCCAGGCGCACCAACACCAGAAACAAATTCTTTGATCTGGTATCCATGGCGCGGTTGGAACATCGCATTTATGGGCCAGAAAGGAACGGATAACGTCGTTGGTTTGCCAGCAACATCATCCAGTGCAGCAACTGGCTATGCATGGGTACGTGACCGCGTTGGGTTTGGTATGAACCAAAACATCGAAGGTGACGTGTTTATCGATAAAACCAAACAAGGTAACCCAATTGTCTTCAAGGCAAACGGTTCTTGCGGTGCAACAATCATCGACAAGAAAGGTGTTATCGGTATTAAGATATCTGGCACATTGCCGTTCTAATAACCCGGCAGGGTGGGCAACTGCCCTGCCATAACTTAAAAGGAAAAGAAATGGCATACGATTCTAAAAAATTAGTCGCGACATCTGCAAACATCACACCTGATGCACCAGTTCACTATGACTACAACTTGAAAGCAGCAGAGGATATCACAGGTGCTGGATACTTCCCAGCAACAAGTGGTATTAAAGAAGGTGACATCATCACCAAAAACTTGTTTGCTTTGACAGGTACAGCCATCACTGGCTTGACACGTACAGTATACGTGGCAAAAGTTTCATCCGGTGTTATCACAGTGGTTGCAGAAACAATTCCAGAATAATCGGCTAATAACCAAGGGTGGGTTGAAATATACCCACCCCAAACACAACCAAGGTAAAAATGTTTAACATCAGGCCATATCGTAAAGGGGACTGTTTAGGATTTAAAATCCGTGACGAATACGAAACAGGCACGGACGTGGAACTTGACGAAGCATTCGCAGAACAAAGTGGAACATCAATTATAGCAGAAAACAATGTATGTATCGGCGCGATTTCATACGGAATATGGGACGATGGAAACGCATACGTATATTGCGCATTCAGGGACACACCAACACGCGAACTGATAGTATTCGTAAAAGAAATACTACAAATAGCAGCAGCAACATCCCCATTAGATTTTTATGCATACGGTGTTGATTCCGAGGCCGAGGAAAGATTTCTATCTTGGTTGGGGTTTGAGAAAACCAACGAAAAAGACGAAAACACATACAAATATAAATACATAAGGGGATAACAATGTCAAAACCAGCAAAAAATGTATGGAATAGTGGGAAAAAAATTTTACACGAAACAGATATAAAAAATTGGGGTATCTCAAAGAAATGGGGCCACGAAATAGACAAACACGTGTTCAACGGTCAATGGACTAAAGGTTGGCGACAAGGCCTTACAACCGCAGCAATCGTGGCAGCAACAATTTATACCGGCGGTGCAGCAGCAGGTGCATGGGGATATGGTGCAGGTGCAGCAGGTGCAACAGGTGCGGTAGGTGCAGGTGCAGCAGCAACTGGCTATGGTGCAGCAGCATTGGCAGGTGGTGCAGCCGTGGCCGGAACAGCATTAATCGGTGGCGGATTGGCAGGTTTATATATGGGAAAACAAGCACACGATACATACAAGATACAACGCGAACAAGCAGCAGCAGAAGCAAAAGCAAACGCAGCCGCAGCAGAAGCAGAAAGACTTGCCACAAATGAACGTTCAGCAGAATTGAAAAAATTACGCAGACAAATTACACCATTGACACGTGGCATGACAGGTTATGCCGGCGGCAGCGATGATGAAAATTATGCAGGTTTAACGTTAGGATAAAAAAGGGGTAAAAAATGGTAAGAATATCAAGCAGAAAACAACTTGGTGGCAGTGGAGTTATGTCCACATCTGGTGTTTTAGTACCAACAACAGCAGCCGGAACATCATTAGGTGGTGGCACTGTAAGCGCAGGCAACACAGCAACCGCAAATAATGTTTCCACGTTACCATCAATAAATATACCTATTAATAATTACGGACCAAGCATTAAACAAATTGGTGGAACAGCTGTAGCAAACTCATCTGGGATACACACAGTAGGACCTGCAGGTACTGTATCAGAAAGCTCAAGCAGCACAAACTATAAACTATCAATTGCAAGTATGTTACTCGCAATGAAAAACCAAGCTCTCGGATCATTATCACTCGGCGGATCCAAAGCTGGCGGCAGCATCACAGAAAACTATTCAGGTATCAATTTAGGTTAACAAAAAGGATCGGCAATGCTGACCAAACCGCAATTAGATAAAATCGTAAACAGCGCAAATGAATTCAAAAATTCATGGAACAGCACGTTCTGGACCGTGGGCGCATATACTATACCAAGCAGAAATTACATATGGCGACAAAAAGGACTGCCTGAGGAATTGAAACAAATCCCATTATTCACCACAGCAGGCCGTCAAGGCAGCCAGATATTCATAGCGCGCATACAAAACCGCCTTACACCGTTCGAAAAACCTTGGGTCAACCTGTCACCCAAAGATAATGTAAATGACGCGTACAAACAAGAATTACGCGATTTCTTGGCATCATTATCTGACGACGTAAACGACTATAAGGAAAAAATCAAACTGGACAAGGTTTTGAACGAAAGCTATTACGATCTGATTCTTGGAACAGCGGTATTGTTAAGACAGCAAACAATCACAGGCCTTAAATACGTCAATATCCCCCTTATTGACATCAAATTGGGCCTGGAAGATGAACAATCTGTCGTCCGCGATTTCAAAATGTGTCCGGTCACAGCATACGCAACATACCCAGAATTGCGTAAAAATAAAGGAATGATTGGCAAACACATCGTCACGAAAGAAAACGAAATGACAGAATTGCCGTTCCAGGACATAATGTATTACAACGAAAAAACACAAAGATACGAATATTATCTGCGCCAGGACGGCGAAATAATCCTATTCCGCGTATACAAAAAACCAGCATACAAGATTATGCACTGGGATAAACCAGCAGACATGCCATACGGTGACGGTGTAGGACTTAAGGCATTGCCAGCCCTGCAAAGATTAAACGCGTACATAAAAGCGAATTTGGAACTATTGCCATTCGCATTCCCAATGTTTATAGCCCAGAACAACGCATTGTTTGATAAAAACATCACGTTCAAACCAGGCGGAATCATCAGAACAAACGGCGACCCAAGCCAGGTAATACCGGTCCAATTGTCGCAACAAGCAAACAGATTCCAACTGGAAATCCAACGCGAGGAAATGGAAATCAAACAAATCATGTTGGATTATACATTGCCAGCGGATCCAAAAGATATGACAGCGGCCGAGGTATATGCCAGAACAAACCCACAAGACGAAATGATAAACGCATCATTGATGAAACTGACAGACGTTATCAAAGGCATCGTGGCCGACATTGTGGAATTTATATACCGCACCAAAGCACAGGAATACGGTCTGACAATGCCATATGAACAATTTATCGAAATGGTAGATATACAGATTGGAAACGGCAGCGACATCGATACTCAAACAATCAACAAGATATCACAGTATATCGGATTTGTTGGACAGTTTGACCCACAGGCAATATATCAATCTCTGCGCCGTAGCCAGATGCTCGTAACATTGCAAAAAGCAATGGGATTGCCACAAGATATAACGGCAACCAAGGAAGAAATCGAAGAAGCACAGGCACAAGCAGCAGAAGCTGAAGGACAGGCCGCACAAGCCCAAATTGAAGCCCAAATGGCCCTGGACAACAACAAAGAAAACGCAATCGCACAGCGCGAACTGATAAAACAACAAGGGGTATAAAATGACGACCAAAAAAGACCTTTTGAAACAGTTAATGTTGTTATACTGGGAATACGACACCGAACCACAATTCACCGGAACTGATGACGAACCAACAGCGGCCGTCACAAACTCGCCAGAGGACTTGCTGCTCAAAGTATACGGCCAATTAAAAAAACGCGCATTGGCGAGCTATGATTGGCGCAGCGCAACCAAATACGCAACCGTAACACCAACAACACCAGCAGGCGGCACAGGCGACCCAAGATACAAAAATAAAGCAACCGTGCCAGACGATTTCTTAAAGGTGGTCGGATACTGGGCAGACGATGAAAGACAAATACCAGCGCACAACTGCGTAGACACACGCGGAACAACAATGCGCACCAACCTGCCAAAATTCGTGCTGGAATACGTGGCAAATGTATCAGAAAAGAACCTGGACCCATGGGTAATTGACTATTTAATGATATTCATAGCAGCAGAAGCCAGCGACATCGGCGGAATATCAAACGACCGCAAAAACTTCCTGTTGAACAAGGCACACAACGATTGGATCACATTAACCAACAAAGATTACGACATGGCACATCATGACGAGGTAAGTAGCTCAATACATCAGTTTGAAATATATTAAAGGTGGCGACATGACACAGTACAAAAAGAAAATTGTAAAACTTTCTAAGGGACAAATCGCACCGGAACTGATAGAAAGAACCGACATCGGCATACTGGATTCATCGGGCCAAACCGTGCATAACTTCCAAAATAGCAAATATGGTCTATTTTCAACAGCAAAAAGCACCAAATTTGAATACGCATTCTCAGGCACAGACAAGGTAAAACTGTTCAACATAGAAACACCAGACGGAACAGAAACCATCCTTGTCCTGAACGCAACAACAAAGAAAATGTTCCTGATACGCGATGGCGCAATCGTATCAAACCAGATATCCGTGCCAAGCGCAATAACAACTAGCAACTATACAAAGATTGGCATTACACAATCAACCGACCTGATAATCATATATTCACGCGGAATAATGCCGCTGTATAAACTGCAAATAACAGGCACAGCAAACCCATACAGTTTGACATTGTCATTGTTCACGATATCCGAGGAACATATCCTAAAAGCAACGAACATCAACAGCGCGGCAACCGATTTCGTGACAACGATAGGAACAATAACACCATCGGCCACAGGCGGCGCAATATCCATATCAATTACAGATTTTACATTGACAGCACCAGCAATCACAGGTCTGACACCGCTGCAATACGCAAAAAACAAACTGAAAGGCATATGGATCTGGGCTGAAAATGAAACCGGAACAGGGATAATATACGACATCCCAAGCGATGGATATTCTGTAGTAGGCCAGATAATAACCATAACCAAAGTGGACGTTCAGACCATCGTGGCATTTACAGGGACAACCGCAACAACTGGATACACCATCCAATTGTCAAAACAACGCGTGTTTGACTCGGATTATCCAAACACAGCGAACAACCCAGAGGGAACAACAAACTATCCGCTGACCGCCCTATTCTATCAGCAAAGACTGGTAATAGCTGGAACAAACGGAAACACCCTGCAAATCATATGCAGTGTGCAAGGCAGCTATGACGACTTTAACGACTATGAATCAACCGGCAACCTGGCATTCCAATTGGTCATTGGATCCACAGAAAAAGAAACCATACAAAACGTCCTATTGAACCAAGGTGTGCAGATATTCACGGATAAATCAGAATGGCTGCTATCAGGCGAAGCATTGTCACAGAGCAGCGGATTTGTACGAAACAGCCAAATCGGCAGCAGCCAGGTACAACCAATCATAGCGGCCAACGGTTCAACATTATTCACACCAAAGGACGGCCTTGGGGTCAATGGATTCACATACACATACGAATCGGCATCATACGCAACACCGCAGATTTCATTACTGACAAACATATTCAACAGCCCAATTGTTGACATGACATTGCGTAAAGGATACTCAACCACAGACGATACCCTGATCTGCCTATGCCTATCAAACGGACGGCTCATCATAGGAAACTATTTGCAAGACCAACAAATCCAGGCATTCGTGGACCGCAGCGCAGACGGCGTATATTTCAGACAAAGCATCCAAGTAAACAGGGTCCTGTATTTCTTGGTGGAACGCAACGGAAAGACATTGATAGAAAGCGAAAGCGAACTATACAATACAGCCTGCGCAACACCAACACCAACATACAACAGCTCAACCGGTGTAATATCCGGCCTGTCCATATACAACGGAAAAAGCATAAACGTATACGATGGCAACGGCAAATATGTGCAATCAGTAACCGTTTCAAGCGGAACAGGCACATTGACAATTTCAACAAAACCTGCTACAATATCAGAGGTAGGTTACAACATCCATTCAACATTTGAATCAAACCCAATAAATGTTGGTGCAGAAACTTTGGAACTGAGAAAAACGATATCAAAAATCGGACTCGCAGTATCAAACAGAAGCAAGATTGAATATGTAACCATAAACGGAAAATACGGCAGAAAGAAAGGAAATTTGCTTACTTTTATCAGACCAACAAAACCGTCAAGGGATTGCAGATTCATAATAGAAAACGACATATACCCCATTGACATAATGTCCGTGGAAATCGACTATGAGGCTTAGCTATGGCAGATTCATTAACATTATTTAGCAAAGGCGGTGGATATCCACAATATACACCAATCGAACCGGAAACATTCAAAATAAGCGATACCGAGTTTTCGTTTGACCTGCCAAAATCATACAAAGATAATTCAGCAGAACTAAAACTGAACAGTACACCGGTAACATCCGAACCGCTGAAAATAACACCAGTTGCAAAAACAGCACGGTCCGGAACAACATTGGCAGCAACAGCAACAGCAGGATCCGACCTGTCTGTAGACACAAAAAGCCTTGAATTATCACCAGAGGTTATCAAGAAAGCGACCACACCAGCGGAAAAAGCCGCAAAATACCTGACACGCGCACAATTCGCAACAGGGGTCGAATCAGCGGCACAAATCGCACAAGGCATAATCACACTATCAAACGCAAATTCCGGGGTGGATGCCGTAGAACGCACAGCACGTATGCGCGAAATAAACCTGGCACAGAACGAAGCTATAATGTATGAAAACATGCGCGATGCAATGGCACAATTGGACATGGTGGCAGCAGCAAAGAACGTTGACTTAACCAGCACGGCAATTGTCGGCCAGAAAGAACGCGGACTCAGAGAACTGGGCAAAGACATCCGTTCAAAAGAATTGGCCGTAAAATTCCAAAACGCAGTTGATAAATACAACGCATTAAAACAAAAAGAAGCAGCAAAAACACAAGGCAATTTACAAATCGCCCAGGGTATTTTGACCGCAGCAAGTTTATTCATATAGGGGTAGAAACATGGCAGAAAGAATCTATAACAGAAACCCAGCACCAATGCCAGACGGCACATATGTAAAAACCAAGTATGACACACTCGGCACATTATTGAAAACAGCCGGATCATTGGCAAATGCCGTGGCAGAACAAAACTATGCAACCGGTATGAAACTTGCAACCGAGGACCTGGTAAATACAGCATACAAAAACAACCCGGAATCGGTCGAGGGATTCAATAAAGAAATTGAAAACGGATTGGCTAAACTGGAAAAGGAAGGAATCTTGCCAGGTGTTATGAATAAACTGCGCGATAACGTAGCATTGAACAGCGCAACAAAGATAACAGCCATTGAATCCAATATCAAAAAAAGACAGGACCAGGTAGCAAAAATCCAGGCAATCAAGGTAAAAGAAAACTGGAACAACAACATGGGCGACATGTACGGTGTTATGTACCGCGCACAAATAGAACGTGACGAGGACACCATAAAACAAATCGGACAGGCAATCGCCATAAACAAACAGAAAGGCGTAGGCCTGGCAAATGCAATCACAAACACAGGGTACGTGTACGACAAAACCGACCGTGAAAAATTGGCAACCGGCGCATTTGATTCCCTAGAACAATTCAAAGATGTAATCGATTCACTCGGGCAAGAAGCATTAAACAACTTTGATAAAAATGTGTTCTCGTCCATCGATAAATATCGCAACGAAACCGGCATCACACGCAAGGAATACGATGCCCAGCGCAAATACATAGACCAACGCAAAGAACAACTTACAGCAATGAAAAAAGCAGGGTTGAAAAACAACGCAGAACTGGCCGCTATCAATGCGCTGGAAACAGCAGATTTCACAGAAGCCGATGCAATGGCAAAATACCTGGACAATGACGATTTCTTGAAAGCAGCACACGCAGCAATCAAAACACCGACATCCGTAGCTGGTGTACAAAAATCGATAGGGTTCCTAAACGTGATAAAACAACTAGAACCAATATTGACAGACACAGAAGATACAGAAGATGGATTTAAGCGCAGACGTGCGGCGGCAACAGAGATATTACGCGCATACACGGATTTCGCACGCACAAACAACGTGGATCCAAACGACAAACAGATATTCATGTCATCATTGGCAATGTCATTAAAAGACCCACGAATGGCACAGATAATGAACCCATGGTTCAGCGATTCGGCTTTATCAGAGGCAATGCGTACAGAATTCGCACCACTGATGAAAACAGATGCGGAAATCGTAAAGAACATCACAGATAAATATGGAAACAACCCAGCCGTGACCGGACCAAAAATCAAACGCGCAATAGAACAACGCGAAGCCGCAAAGAAATATATGCTGACACACGACACCACAGATAAAATCAGAATGCAAGTCGAACGCAACCGCCGCAACGTACAAAGTATGGCTAATGAGGCAGCAAAACAACAGCTTATCGCATTACTAGCACACGATGATGATTTAGCAGAACAAATATACAACAATGCAAATAAAGAAGCCATTAAAGCTATGGCGGACGGCATTGTGCCACGTTACGAATGGGATAGACTAGAAAAAGAACTTGAACAAGGCAAGCCGGCATTGTACGATTCAAACGGAAGGATATACCAATTCCAAGGATTTACAGCAAAAAGAGCAATTTTCAAATAAAAAGGGTCTGAAATGAACGATGAATACAAAACACTCGGACAAATAATCACTGAACCAGCCACACAATTCGGCAGCAGAGAATTAGATTCAGGCAACCCCCACGCATGGTCAGCAGAAAAAGAACGTCAATTCGAACAGGACATAGAGGACGTACAACGAAACTATACAGTAACAACAACAGACCTGAAAAACTACATTGATGCAAATCCTGTATCCACAGGCGAAAAAATCGCGCTGGGCCTGGAACAAGCAGGCACACAAATAATGGATGCATACCGCGGCCTGGACCAATTGATAGCAAAAAGCCCGGCATCGTTCCCAGCCCTGACAGAAAAAGAAAAAGACGACATGGTCGCATTGACCATGCACAACTATGAAGCATTTACAAAGGCGCGCCAGGACCTGATAAACCGCAAAGGTGTGGCAGACAGCGCATGGTTTAACGGCGCAAACGTTCTCGGCCAGGTGGCATTGACAACCGTAGCAGGTGTATTGACCGGCGGATCCACCGTGCCAATCGTAATGGGTGGCGTGCAGGAATTCGGCCGCAAATCAGGCGACTATGCATTGAAATACGCACAGGCCACAGGCGACTATTCATTGAAAGACCAATCCGTCAAAGATGACATGGTTGCGCTGGCATACGCAGGCATAAGCGCAGCAATTGAACGCGGAATCGGTGCAGAACGCGTGCTTGACGGTGTAATCGCAAACGGCGCATTGAAACAGCTCGGAAAGGCGGCATTGGGCGAAGCAGCCGAGGAATTCACACAAGAAATGGCGGAATACCTGTCCGACATGACATTGGATTTCATGACCAACAAATCCATATACAACGACCGCACACCAATGGAAGCATTCAAAGATGCATTGACAGGCGCGGTATATGGTGCGCTGGGTGGCGGCACAATGGGCTTTGGTATGTATTACGCAAACCGCAACGCATTACAGCAACAATTTGAAAACGCAGGATACGCGCCAGAAGATGCCAAACAAATGGCAATCAACGCAGTAGATACCGCAAAAGACGTGGTATTGCGCGAAATCATCACACGCGACCAGCTGGAAAAGAAATACGGACCAGCATACCAAGACCTGGTAAACAAAACATACGCATCCCTGAAAGAAACAAATACAGTATTCGGTGTGCGCCCAGAAAAAGAAAACATCGGCACATTGAACCTGACCGAGGAACAAAGAAAGGCATACGATGCCGGACAGCCCGTCATACTGAACGAACAGCAATTGCGCCAATACGCAGACACCACAGCAACAATGCTCGCACGTCAAGTAATGGTGGTTGCAGCAATGCAAGGCACATCAACAGATATGGTGCTGCAATTGTCAGATATTGAACAACTCGGCAACGTGGTGGCATTGAACACACCAGATATGCACAATGACGTTGTGGTCCGCAGAATGCAACAGCAGAACAAAGCATTGCAACAGAAACTGAAACATGAACGCGACCTGAAAAAAGCACGCAACGAGGGATTCCAGGACGAGGACGACCGAATCGCCATCCTGCAATCGCAACAGGCAGCATTACAACGCAGATTGGACGAACTGGAAAGACAGGACCAATTGGACATAGACCTGATAAAGAAAAACAACGGCGGCATTGACATCAGCGCACGCGCCTATGCAGATGCAGCAGCATTGAAAAACGCAACCACAGCAGACGAATTTTACAAGAATTTGACAGCCGGACAACGCGCAATAACAACAACACCGGAACAAATACAGGCCAGATACGAAGAAGCAATCTTGGCCGACATCGCCGGATCACCAAAGGAATACCGCAGATTATTCACAAAGGGCAAAATATCACCACAGGTCCGCACAAACCTATTGACCAACATAGCGGCATTACGCAGCACAGGCCTGACAGGAATACAAGGCGATATCAAACGCGCATTGAACAGAATCGCAGCCGGCTGCACATTGGACAACTTTGCAATCACATTCGGCAACATACGCGATGAAAACGACATCAACCCATTTGCAACAGCATTCGTCACATACGTACTGCTAAGCGACCCAGCAGGCGCAACACAAACGGTTGACCTGTTGGCCGAAAAAGTGAATACGGTAAAACAGAACATCGCAGCAGGCATAACAACCACACAATACCAGGACCGCGCAGACATAATGTCCGAAGCATTGCGCGAATCACCATTGACAGCAGACAAATGGGACGGCGAAACAACAACCGACCCGAACCTGTTAATGCTATACGACCAGAAAAACGTGGTCAATTACGCGGTGCAAAGGGCAATAAAACGCGCAGAAGAAGCACAGGCACGCATCAAGGCCACCAAAGACCAATACAAAATCAGATACGCAACGGACGAATCGCTGCGCAAAGCATTATTGGACAACAAGGTATTGACGGACCCAAAGATAGCACAAAAGTATTCACATGCTGCGCTGGTAAGAACATTCAAGGATTCTGGCCTAAGCGCGGACTTGCTGGAACAAAAAAGTGCGGCCGAATTGGAAGAAGATGCACAAAAAGCACAAACCAGGAAAGCGACCAGACAATACAAGACCGTGAAATCCTTGTTCTGGTCCACAAAGAAAATGCAATACAACATCAACCGCCAATTCGCAGAGGACAATCAAATAGACAAAGCATTCGGGGTTGACCTGAAATATTTCCAGAAAGACGGCGGCATCCAGGACTGGGCGCAAATCCAAATGGTATTGTCCGACAATGGCCTTGCACAAGACAACCCAAACACCGATTATGCGCAATCAGAATGGCTGGAACAAGAAGCAAAGCGCATGATTGAACAGAACGTGCCATTGAACGCAGAAGCAGCGGCACAGCTGGACATCGCAGCCGAAGAGGACAGACAACGGTATTACATGGAATCCGAACTGTTGGCAACTGGCAATTACACCCAGGACCAATTGAGCAAAATGGACCTGAACGACCTTGATGCAGAATTACAGAACATCCGCGACATCCAGGCCGCAGCCGAAACAGACATCGATAACCTGCCAGACATACCGTTCCAGGAACAAGGCGAACCATACACAGCCGCCACAATCAACATAGACGGCAAAGAAAGACCAACGACCAACAGCAACGGCCAACCAATCGCAACGACCGAACAAGGCCTGCGCAATTTCTATAAATGGTTTGGTGACAGCAAAGTGGTTGATGAACAAGGCAGACCATTGGTGGTATATCACGGAACAGAACAGAAAAATCTTGCAGAATTGATTCCAGGCCGCCAAAGCGGAACAATATACTTAACATCAGACTATAAATACGCAGAATTCTACGCAGCCGGGAAAAATTCAATACTCAAACCAACCGGCGACATTATGCCACTTTATATACGCATAAACAAACCAATAGACCTTGGCACAGTAGACGTTGATGACATGCTCGTCAATTTTGACATACAAGCATTCATGAAACGAAACAACATACCAGATTATGCCGAACAAGGCCTAAGAACAATGGTAAAAATATTCTTGGAAAGCGAAACATATCGCCTGGAAGCAGAAGATGACGAAATACCATCGTATGAATTCTTTGAAAGCGCACAATTCGCACAATTTATGTCATTGTTAGGGTTTGACGGATTCACATCAACAGAACAAATGGACAACAAACAACACCAAACGTTCGGGGTTTTTGATTCAAAACAAATTAAAAGCACAACGAATCCGGGACTATTCGGCACAGACACAGAAAAATTAATGTTCCAAGGCAGCAAACGCAAAGGCGGTGCATTCGACCCAATCACAAAGCAGGTCATCCTGGGCCGCAACAGCAACACAGGAACATTGCCACACGAAATCGCGCATTTCTGGCTGAACGAAATGTTCAACCGTATGCACAACAACCCGAACCTGCCAGCGCAAGGAAAGGCAATGTGGGACGGACTGAAACGCATGCTGAACATAACGGACGACCAAACGCAATTGACACGCGACCAGCATGAACAATTCGCAACGTCCGCAGAAGCATACATATTCAACAAAACACCACTGCCAAAGGGAACAGAACCGGCATACAAGGACTTCCTGGCATACGTACCAGAATCATATTACACATTCATGAATATGGGATGGACAGGCGCAGACGGACAATTCCACAACCCAATGTTGACCGAGGACGACATGCGCTGGTTCGATTCGTTCTTCACAGGCACAGGCATAATCGAATCGGCACCAGTACAAACAAAAGCTGTATCCAGCAACGAACCGGTCAAGGTAAGCATCATGGACGGCAGAAAGGTAATGCTGGACGATGCACAGAAAGCAATAGATAACGCAGGCGACAAACTGGAAATGGCCGTCAAGGAAAGCATCCCGGCAGCAAGCAAGGCGCAAATCGCCAATACACAGAACACAATCGTGAAAACGGCGGACGAAACCTTGCAAATACCGGCCATCAACAATGACGATAAGCCAGACAGCAAACCGGCATTCTCGTTCTTGCACCGTGGCCGCGGAACCGACACACGCGCGGAACAACTGGAATTGACACGCAAATGGGCGCAGGAACATTGGGACGAAGCATTGGCATTCGCCCTGACCGACCCGGCATATTCCACAAACCCAAGCCCAGCAGACCCGGCAACCTTGATTCGTGTCGTGGCAGAACTGAACACAGACATGAGCATCAAAGACCAATTGAACACCAACTTTGCGTTAATGATGAGCCAACAAGGGAAATCCGGCGGTCTGAACAACGACACACATAACAGTTTCTTCCTGAAAGGACTGGGCCAGATACAACAGAACCTTGCAAACAAATACGCATTGGCCAGATACGGCACCACAAAGGATGCGGTGGAACGGTTCGACATCGAGGTAAAACAATTCGTAGACCAGCGCATCGCAGACCTGCAAGCAAACAGAATCACCGTCCAGGACGTAATGAAACAGGCGGCAGAAATATTCGGCCGTGACGAAAACGCGGACATCAGCGAGGAAATCAACACATTGTTCCAGGAACTGGCAGGACCATCCACACCGAAAAGCTCGTTCGTGAAAGAAATACAGAAAGTCATCAAGAAAAAAGACGAAGCCAGACAGGAACGCATCACATTGGCCGACCAATTGGCAAAGAACGGAAAGCTGGGCGAATACCTGGCCCACCTGGTAAAAGTGCAGGCAGGCGCAGAACTGGACACAAAGACCAAAGCCGAATTCAACGCGGCAGCAACACGCGCACAGGTCGCCAGCACACAACTTGATTCAGATGATCCAGACACCGCAACAGCGGCCGCACAAATCATCCACGAATACCACAAACGCATCGGCCAAACAGAAACAGCGCAGAACTGGGCCGATAAAGTGATTGGCGGATACGAAAGCCGTGCAATGCTGTCCGGCGCAACAACCATCAGCAAGAACTTGGTCGGCAATGAAATAGAACTGGCGGTCGTCACAGGCGCAATGTACAGCAAATACGGAAAGAACGACGTGGATGAAACAGCACTGAAAGCAGAAACAGACAGATTGACCAAGATATACGAATCATCGCTGCTCAGCATACCACAAATGGAAAACCTGACCGATAAATCACTGGTCCATGGTGAAGCATACGGCATCGGGGAAAATTCAGTGACAGTCGCAGGTGTGCAGGTACGCACCATCGGCAATACAAAGATACCGGATCCATTGGCCATCCTGGGACGTTCGGACTTCTATTTCAGACGGAACGTATACCTGAAATCATTAGCATACCAGGCCAGCGCATACGCACGCAAACACAACCTGAACGCAACAGACGTATTCAATCAATGGAAAAAACTGTCAAACAACACACCAGACGGCATAAAAGCACGCAAGGAAGCGGTATTGACAGCACACAGCGCAGTATTCACACAGAACGGTGCGCTGGCAGAAGCATTGAACAAGGTCCGCAACGTCTTGAACCGCGCGGTGCCATTGGGAACACAATACGGACTGGGGAACATGATAGCACCGTTCGTCAAGACACCAGCAAACATCGTGGAACTGGGCGCACGTGCGCTTGTAAGCCCATTCAGCAGCACATGGCAATACATGAAAACCGGGGAACTGGACATCGCGCACCGCGTGGATCTGGGCAACCTTGGTGTGGCATTGCTGATATTGGCAGCAACGGTATTAGCAAACGGCGATTACGAACCACCATACCAACAAGGAATGAAATACGATCCAAAGAAACCATACGACAGCATCCGCATCGCCGGTGTATGGATAAAACTGGACACATTGGGACCATTGGCGACACCATTACGACTGATGTTGTCGGCCGTTCCAGGAATCAGCACCAGCAAAAACGCATGGAAACGTGGTGTGGCCGGAACATTTGGCGACATACCGTTCGACCTTGACCGCGTAGAATACGCAATAACAAACCCAACAAAGGGCGGCATCAACTGGGTCGAGGGTGAAATTGATAAAGCAATCCCAACAATCGTATCCGACTGGGCCAAAGTGGGCGGCCACATGTCCGGAATCACAGTAGAAAGCCCATTCGAATCGTTCGGGAACAAAACCATCCGCAAAATCGGATTGGACGGCCAGAACCCAAATGTAAACGATTGGATCCGTGCTGTCGGACTTGGAATCGTCCGCATTGACGAAAACAATTGAAAAATGACCCGTGGTGTGTAATAATATGTTTGGACGATAAACTATACCAGAAAAACAAAAACAACGCACCACAAGGCAAATAAATGCAATTTACACACATGACAAACAAGGAATACAGAGCTCTGTTACAAAAACCAGAGCATAAATTCCACAACCAAATAACAATCAACCATGGAATACAATTCGACAGCCGCAAAGAAGCATTGCGCTGGGACGAACTGCAGCACCTGCAGCGAATCGGTGTGATAAAAAACCTGCAAAGACAGGTGCCGTACGAACTGCAACCACCATACACAACCAGGGACGGCCGTAAAATACGCAGAATCGAATACATAGCGGACTTCGTGTACGAACAAGGCGGCGAAACGGTGGTGGAAGATGCCAAAGGCGTGCAGACGGACGTATTCAAGATCAAACGCAAAATGTTCGAATACAGATACCCGGACCTGATATTCAAATTGTCGTGAAATGTAAATTAACGTTTACATTATACCGGCATAACGTAAAAGATAATTTACAAAATTGAAAAAAGGAATCCGCCGGAATTACCCAGGGCGGACATAAAAAAGCCCGACAGCACGGAGAGAGAATGTAGGAGGGAGGTGCTGCCGGGATACTTGACTGAAGTTTACTGTGCCTTCACCGCCAATTATAACAAACCCCAGCAACAATGTCAATAAAAAAACCCCGGTGGCAATTAACAATTACGTAAAGGAAGGTAAAGGAGTCGCCACCAGGATTCAATAAGAGATCAGAAACAACTGACCAACTTCACCTATAATATAGGAAAGATTGAACCAAATGTCAATAGCAAAAAACAAAAAAAGCAATAAATAATAAATAATAAATACATTATATTATATTATATTCTATTCTTACAAAACCACCGGTTTCCGTAAGTCACTGATATTACGCGATTTTACATCAAAAAAGTGCGGAATTTAGGCGGAATTTAGGCGGAATTTAGGCGGAAATCGCGCGGAATTTACGCAAAAAACATTTATTCGGTTGACTTACAAAAAAACCATGGTAATGTTTGGAATCGTAAAGAAAGGAAAGGGGAATGATAAACAACTACATAAAACTATCAGCAAGCATCTGGTGCGGCGAAATCACCAAGGGATTAGAACCAAGGCGAAAAGAATTCATCATACGCAAAGCAAACATCGCAATGCAAATGGACCATTGGGACTATATGGACGGAAAACCCATCGGCACAACCGGCGACAAAATATTCCAACCAAAGAACGAAATAGAACGAATCCTGTGGCAGGACGTGCGAAACAACGCAAAAACCGACATGGGATACATGATCCGGCAGCGCAACAACGGATCCATGGGCGGCAGGCCAAAGAAAGAACCGGCCCAAACAGAAATGCCACAGATAAGCAATAAACAACCAGAACCACACCTGGACAAAAAAACCGCCACCGAAGCATTAATGAATAAAATAGCACAATCATTCAAGGCACCGCCAATGTTCGGAACCCAGATCGGCAAAACACCAATCCCACCAATCATGCAGCAATTCCTGGAAACAGAATTCACCCAGGCAGAAATCACAAAACTGAACCGCTGGCTGACAGAAAACAAAACCGGCGAAATCATGAAAAACGAATCGATATTGAAAGCCGCCTGCACCATAGCAAAGAAAAACTATACCGATGTGTCCGCAAGGTTTCTGGGGTTTCAATTAAAATAAACGAATCGCTTGACAAACGCAAACGAATCGGCTATACTGCAAGTGTCCAAAAAAACAAAGGAGCATAAAAATGAAATACACAATCAAGATAGTAACAGAACAACATTACATCGAAGGTAACAAACTTCATGTGTTCTTGATCAACGGCGAAGGTGTGCATGCAAACACCATGCCATTGGTAATAAACGAAAACCCAAACAACATCGTAAAGATCGCCGAAAACCTTGACGGATTAAAATTCCGCCTGGAACAGCTGGGCAACGACGTGGAAATAAAGAACGTCGTGAATCCGGATCCAAACTTCGAATCCGCAGCAGAAGCCGAAGAATACTTGAACAACAAATAAGGGGGGACACAATGAAAAAAATACTTCAAGCAGCATTAGGGATAACAATGGCAACACTGGGACTGTCCGGCTGGATCATCCTGGTAAAAAACAACGCACAGGGCGACCTGGCATTCATAGTGTGCATGTTCTGCATCGTAATGTTCCTGACAGGATTGGGAATGCTGGCAGAAGCATGTGGGTTCGAAATCTAAAACAAAGGAGCAAACAATGGCAAAATTATACGAAGCATTAGACCAATTAAAAGCAATAGACGACTTGTTGGAACAAAGCACAGATCCAGAAACACAAGAAATCCTTGCATCCGCCCAGGAAGTATTGCAAAACCAAACCGTGGAAACAGCAGAAAATTACCTGAAATACATGGACGAACTGAAAGCAAAGATTGCATACCTGAAAGACGAAGCCGACAGAATCACAAAAAAGGCACGTGCAGCGCAGAAAAGATACGACTGGCTAAAACAGGCCATGGAATATTACTTACGCAGCACAGGCGAAAATAAAAAAGAAATTGGCACATTCACAATCAGCATCCGCAAAAACCCACCAAAGGTCGTGATTGATGACGAACAATGGTTGCCAGACGACTTCTGCAACATCGTGCGCACAGCGGACAAAACAAAGATCAAGGAAGCAATGACGGACGGCAAACTGGTCCTAACAGTAGACGGCCACGAAATCCAGGCCGCGCACCTTGAACAATCAGAATCAATCAGCATAAAATAAGGTGGCAACAATGAGATTACTGAAAGCATCCGAAATCGAAGCAAAAATCAAACAAGTTTCCGAAAAAGGTGTCGTGATACTGTTGTACAAAACAGCACGCACCGACATGGACATCCTGGACGAGGAATTCGGCCCAATGAACTGGCAATCAGAATACCGCGAAATCAAGGAAAACATGTACGCAGGAATCGGTGTGAAAAACACCGAAACCGGCGAATGGGTGTGGAAATGGGACTGCGGTATCGAATCCAGGGCAGACGGTGACGGCAACGAAAAGAAAGGCGAAGCATCCGATGCGTTCAAACGCGCAGGGTTCAAATGGGGTATCGGCCGCGAATTATACACAGCACCGTTCATATTCATCCCAGCCGATGCGGTGGAACTGAAAAAAACCGCGAAAGGTGGCCTTGCATGCTACGAAAAATTCGACGTGAAAAGCATCACATACGATGAAAAAACACGCGAAATCAAGAAAGTGACCATAACAAACAGCAAAGGCCGCGTGGTATGGTCCAATGACCACAACGCACTAGCCGAAAAACCTGCACCAAAACCGGTCGCGGATCTGAAAACTGCAGCCGAAGCACAGGACACAACGGTCATTCCGGTAGGCAACCTGTCAAACAAATGTGCGATGGACATCATGGCCGCACAAACAACCGGCGAACTGATAAGCATATACAACGCATACGCAACCACAGAACCAATCGCGGATCTGAAAGCAGCATGCGCAGCAATGAAAAAGAACCTAGAATCTGGTAATAACGCGGAATGATTTCTCGCTGCATTGGACAACCTGACGGCCGGCAGGTATTACCAGAACCGGCCACAGAAAGAAAGGAGGCAAACATGGTAAAAGCACCAGAATACACCCCACAACAATTCCAACTGCTGATGTGGGCAATGAAAACAAACGGATCGTTTGCATATATGCCAGGATACGTCGTCCTGTCCGCCAACGGAACAGGCATAGCACAAAGGATCTGACCATGTACACAACTGTCCAGAAAAGAAAGGTCATCCAGGAATTGCAGGCCATCCTGGCGCAACCAAACGCAAGAACGGCCGCACAACATAGGTTATACCAACTAAGAGCAACATTACTAAAAAAGGAAAGAAAATGACACCAGACACAGAACCATCGACAGCACAGGAACCAATGACGGACGAACAATTGGCCGCATGCGTAACCTGGCACGTCAAAAACATCAGGGAATACGCAGACACAACATACTGGATGCTACGCACCCTGAAAGAACAAGGCACGATCCGGGAATCAACCCTGGCTGCAATCAACCTGCAGATAGGCGCGATCAAAAAGAACGCAAGCGACCTTGAAATCGAAACAAGAAAACAATTAACAAGAAAACAATTAACCGAAAACAAAAAGGACTAACCATGAACAAAATCAATATGCAAAACCAACCAGAATTTGGAAAACTATTATTGTTAATCATTGAACGCATCGAAAAATTGAACGAAGATGCAGAACAGGTCGCAGCAGACATCAAAACCGTATATGACGAAGCAAAATCCGTAGGATTCGATGTCAAATACGTCAAGAAAATGGTCGCGCTGCGCAAACTGGACCAGGACGAAATAGAAGAAGCAGACGAATTAACACAAATGTACAGAACAGCAATCGGATTATAAAGGAAAACAAAATGAAAGTATTATCTTTATTTGACGGCATATCTTGTGGTCGTTTGGCATTAGAACGAGCTGGCCGAAACAAAAAACAAGACCGAAAAACAGGCCGAACCAGAACCAGAAATCGTGGACGACATACCATTCTAAGAAAACAACAAAAGGAAAGGAAATGTATCATTTTTACGAAAAATACGAACTTGTGGACATATACAAGGTAATAGACAAAAGGGAAATAGTATCGTTCTCGTTTAGATATGACGGACATAGTTATACGTGCCGAACACTATGCGAAACATACGACTTGATTAAACTATTAAAAAGTGGGGAAAAAGTAAAATGAACGACAGATTTAAGTTTAGAGTGTGGTGGAAAAAAGAAAATAGATACAGAGTAGATGTCAATATTATACCAATTGGACATCTTGAAAATTTTAACGATAATGAATTTGTTATAGAACAATGCGTGGGTCTGAAAGACAAAAACGGAAGATTTGTTTATGAAAATGATGTTGTGTTAGGTGCTAGTGGTTTTAAATATTGCATAATTTGGTCGGAAATGGAATTAGGTTGGGCATTGCAAAATCTTGAAACTAGATTGTGTATAGCAATGAACGCATTTACGGCAGACGAAATTGAAATCATTGGCAACATACACGAACAAAAGGAACAACAATGAAAAAATACTATTGGAAAAAAATTGACGACCATAATTATAAAAAAATTCCGGGCGAACCATTTGACTATGAAAAAAGTCAGAAAAAAATCGCAAAACTGGAATTGTGGTCAAATATATTTTTATGCCTTTCAATAATTTTTTATATAATAACCGTAATTCTTGCAATAATTACAACAATAAAGTAAAGGAAATGGGTTTGGATAGATGTTGGGAAATAAAACTAGAACAAAAGGATGTAAAATGAGTGATATGAAATGTCCGTTCTGTCAGCAGGAATTGGTTGGAACTATTGGACATCCAATATGTCGCAATCAAAATTGCGTAATGTGTGATGACCCAATGCCACAAGATTTATTGGAAGAACTTATACGCACACGCAAGGCATTGGATGTTGCTGTTGATGCGATAGACGAGATACTTTATCTTGATAGTGGTAAGTTTATACAAGAACCCGCAGAAATGTGGAAAATTGCAAAATCTGCAAAAGACAAAATAACAGCACTAGAACAAAAGGATGTAAAATGAACGGTTTATTTGTAGAATACACAAACATAAAAGAAATAAAGGGCATCGTATACAAAAATCGCCGCATAATTCCATATTTTGTATTTAATACAAAAAACATTTGACACATTAAACGAATAGTTTTAAGATAGGATTGGAAATGAGAAATATAACAACTACTATTTGGCACAACGAACAGGCCGAAACCCCAGAAAAAGGGCGGCCATTTGTTGTTGACGGCCCAAAAATCAAAGCATATAAACGAATCGCAAAAAACACCAAAATTGACGGACCATGGGCATACCTGGACGAAACGGTACGCGCAGCAAAACGCGGTGACCGCCTGCGCATCGCACAAAGCAAATATATGATCCGGAACGCAGACGAAATAAACGAAAAACAGAAAAAAATATACAGAGAGAGAAAATATGGACCAAGAACCAAATCCATTTGACACAATAACTGTTGTACAGTACGTAGGGCAATACCACGTTCCACGCGAAATAACCCTGCGACAAATGTACAACAAAGGTTGGTGGATAACGTTCGTGAACTCGAACAATATATGCCTGGTAAGGAAAAACACGGTCAAAAAGAACCACATTTCTTTTTCTTGCAAATTTACAAAAATATACCGGGGGACCATAGACAGCAAAGCACTCAAACAAATTGAAAGATTCAGCAATAAACAATGGAAAAAATACGGAAAAATACTTATAGGGGATAACTATGAAGCAAACAACCAAATTTGACGATGGAACATGGAAAACAGAACTGCGGAAAATATCCGACCTGAAACCAAACCCAAAGAACCCACGAACCATCACAAAGGACACAATCAAACCATTGCGCCAATCAATGCGCGATAACGGATACACAGACCGAATCATGATCGACAACCACAATATGATTCTGTCCGGACACGCGCGCTGGCTGGTGTTCAAAGAAGAGGACCCAAACGCAGAAATCGAATGCCTGGTGGCACAGCGCGAATTGACCGAAGAGGAAAAACAACGCGCCATCATCGGCCTGAACCGTGACGGCGGAATTGACGATATAACCGCCCTGCAAATGGACTTTGACCCTGTCATCCTGGCACAATACGACATAACAGTGGATAAATCGGACGAATACAACACAAAAGAAATCGAAGAAGTCGAAATACCCGAGGACGTAGAAACACGCGTCCAGCCGGGCGAAATATGGGCCTTGGGCGACCACCGCCTGATGTGCGGCGACAGCACCAACCCAGCGCACGCAGATAAGCTCATGGCCGACAAACGCGCAAACCTGGTCCTGACAGACCCACCATACAATATGCACTACACAGGCGCAGGAAACGGCAAAGCAAAGGCCATCCTGAACGACAATATGCCAGAACCAGAATTCCAGGAATTCCTGACCAAATTCTATAAAAACGCACACGACCACATGGCACCAGGCGCAACCATATACGCATTTTATAAAGAAATGGGCTGGGGATCATTCATGAAATGTATGAAAGACGGCGGCCTGACATTCAAACAAGAATTGATATGGGCCAAAGACCACCTTGTGCTCGGCGGCGCAAAATACCAAAACATCTATGAACCGTTCCTTATGGGCTGCAAAGGCGACAGCATAAAGACATGGAACGGCGGCAGAAAACAAACATCCGTCCTGGAGGGAATCGACCTTATGAGCCACGAGGACCTGTTAAAAGCATACAAGGAACTGATCGAATCCATAGACACAGACATTGTCCGCGAGGAAAGAACCAAGAAAAACGACCTGCACAGCACAATGAAACCAATCAAACTGCTGGCACGACTGATTCGCAATTCGTCAGACGTGGGCGACATTGTTGCAGATTTCTTTGCCGGATCAGGTTCAACCCTGATTGCAGCAGAACAAACAGGCAGAATATGCTACTGCAACGAACTTGACCCCCACTATTGTGATGTAATAATCACGCGCTGGGAAAAATTCACAGGCAAAAAAGCAGAAAGGATAACAGAATGACAAAGGAAAGAGATATCGTAATCACAGAAAAAGTATCGCCAATGCACCCAGATAAGGTCGCGGACCGTATCGCCGGCGCACTTGTCGATTACTGCTACGCAATGGACATACACCACGCACCAAAATGCGCATTTGAAGTGTTGATAGGACACGGCCGCTGCACAATCACAGGCGAAACATCCGTACATGTCCCGACATGGTTCGTAAAAGACACCGTCCGCCGCATCAGCAAAGAACGCATCCGCACCAAATACATCGAAGTACCACAGGACAAACACTTGGCAGCAAACCAAGAAAAAGAATTCCGCTGCGGTGACAATGGTGTATTCGCAGGATACCCAATGCCAAAGGTCCATTCATCTGCGTTCGCAGTATGCCGACACTTATACGCAAAACACCCATTTGACGGAAAAATCGTAGTAAAATTTGGCAAACCATCAGAAATAACAATATGCTGGTCCAACACCAAAAAACAAGAAATAAAAGACATAGTGCCAGATGCAACAAAAATCAACCCAATCGGGGAATGGACAGGCGGAACATCCGTAGACACAGGTGTCACCGGCCGCAAACTTGCATCGGACTTCTATGGAATCATGAAACCATTGGGCGGCGGAACAATGCACGGAAAAGACCTGTCAAAAGCCGACTGCTCCGTCAATATCTATTTGTTCTTGCTCGCACAACAGAAACACCGCGAATTCAGAGCAATATGTTCCATTGGCGACAAATACGTCAATATAAACGGACAATTGGTAAAATTTGACACAATCGTCAAGACAGCACAAAAATACATCGAAAGCATCGGCGGATTCGAAAAATTCGCAGAATGGGGATTGCAATAAATGCAAAAAACGACAAAAGACATAGAAAAAGCAGCAAAACGCGCGGCAGACTGGGCCGGGGCAGGCGATAAAGCACATGCCCTGGCATTGACAGTTGAAAAGGCCGCGCTGGAGGGCGAAATCGTTCCTATGACCAAGGACAACCTGCGAACAACCATCCGCGGCGCGCTGAAACTATTCTTTGACGGAAATATAGCGGACAGAAACATTGCCGCACTTATGCAAAAAACAGGCCTGGATATGACGAACCTGCGCCGGTCGCTGGTGGAACAAACCATCGCACGCGCCGTGCCAAAAATCGTCAATTCAGGCGACATAGAACGGTTGCTGCAACTGGGCGCACTCATCGGGGAAAGCTCAGAAAAAGATACAACAACCGTCACACGTGAGGAACTGCTTAACCGTATGTTTGGCATAGCGGAACAATCAGACCCACGCACCCAGGCAATCATGTATCAATGGATCTATAACGAACTCGGCCGACTTGGCGGCAACAAAGCACGGAACACCGAGGACATCATAATAGATACCGATAGCCAAGAAATAACAGAAACACAAGAATCAGACGAAATAGAGATAGATGTATGAAACTGAAACTGCCGATTTATTGCAAAGACGTAAATAAAAAAATCCTGGAATGCATCCCGGAAATGATTAAACGTCTCAACGACCCAACACTGGCACCATACGTCATCCTGACCGAGGGCAGCCGATACAGTGGCAAATCGCAAGGATGGGGACGGATAACCGCAGGCCTGATAAACAAGGGCGCACTAATGTCCGTCCTGCTCGGCGCACCAACAGAAAGCGGAATGATGTCCGGATTCGCAGGCCTGATTAAAGACCTGACAAACGGCGACTATAAAATCGGCGATTCTAAAAGCCTTTCACAGATAACCGACACCCCAGCCAAAATCGAAATGATCGGGTTCCACGCATCACGCGGCGATGCAGCAAAGGACCTGAACACACCACACGACCTTGTCATCATGGACGAAATGGGCGGATGGGGCGAAAAAGAGGGTTTGGATGCCATGAAAACATTGTTCCGTGACCGAAACGCGCGGATCATAATCATCATAGGAAACAAACTGCCGCAATGGCTGATTGAATGGGGGGAAACCCTTGGCGAAAACAGCAACCATTTCCGAATCGATTACTGGGAAAATAAAGCCCTGCCATCATACCTGTACGACCAGCTGGAAACAGAACGCAGATTGCACCCGGCAATGTGGAAAGCAAAAACCCTGTTTGCAGCAGACGAAATAGACGGCCTGCCAATCATATCCGCAACCGCCCTTGATATGATATTCGAAAAACACACAAACGGAACAATACCACCAGCGCAATTCAAATGCATATCCGTGGACGTGGGCGGCGAACTGGGCGACAAACATTGTATCGTTCGCCTGTGGCAGACCAAGGAAAAATACATATTCTGGGACGTGGCCAAACAATACAATGAAAACTATCCAATCCTATCACATGACGTGCAAACAGAACGCGTAAAAATCGGCGCATCGCACGAAATATGGGATGCAGACGGTGTCGGCCACGCAGCACTGGACTTCCGCTGTCCGCGCGAATTAAGGCCACAATCAAACATCGTAGAATTCCACGGTGGTGGCAAACCAAACAACACAGATTTTTTCAACGCACGCAGCGAGGGATATTTCAACATAGCACAAATGGGCGAAATGAATATGCTGAAATATGTGGGCGATGAAATCATCGGCCGACAGGCACGAATGGAACTCGCAGCAATAACCATATACCCGAAAGAAGTAAAAGACAACAAATACCGCGTGAACGAAAAAGAAAAAATCAAACCTGCGCTGGCCGGAAAATCACCAAACATCGCCGATGCATTGATGATGGGCGTGTGGCTATGCACAACACGACAAATGGAAAGCACAGTATTTTATAACCAACCAATAGAAACCAAAATCGAATCGGGATTCATAGGATAAAGGACAAAAAATGGACAGTGAAACATACCAATATCTGCAAGCAAAGGTATTCGGCGACAAAGATTTTGTTGCAATAATGACCGAAAAAATGACAGAATATATAAGGCGCAGAACTTCAAACGAAACAGAAACAATCGCATTTCATGCAAAAGTGCAATTGTTCCAAGAACTGATAGATATCGGAAAAGATTGTTTAAGAAAAGGGGTACAAAATGAGAACAGCAGTCAAAATAAATGATAAACTGATTTGCGTAGAATGCGAACAAAACATCGTTCAAAGAGTATGGGTCATCGCAGACGAAGCAGACATCAATAAGGAACCACAGAACGGTTGGTTCTTGCAATACTACCCATCCGGAATTGTCGCCGTACAAGGCCAGTATGAAAATGGAAAAATGAACGGCAAATGGACATATTTCCATGGCAACGGTGAAATCAAGAACACGTTCCAGGTCAAAAACGGCATCATGGACGGACCGTTCCTTGAATACAACGAATCTGGTGTGGAAATAACCAACGGCCAATACAAAGACGGCAAAAAAGACGGCGAATGGACATGGCGGTACGAAACCGGCGAATTAAAAGAAATTGGCAACTATAAAGACGATTTGCTGCATGGACCATATGTCGCATACTATAAAAACGGCAATATCCGCGAAAAAGGTAAATATTCCAAGGGAAAATTGCACGGCGAATACGACACATACTTTGCTGACGGCACACACCGCGCACACGGAACAAATGTCCAGGGAAAAGCAAGACGGATAACCGTACACGGAAACATGGACATATTGATAAAAGAATTGAAAGAAAACGAACCAACAACACTATTAAAACAAACAAAGGAGTAAAACATGGATGAACAAAACCCAATCACACCAGCACCAGGAACACCAGCAGCAGGCGCAACACCACCAGCAGGAAATCCTGCACCAGGAACAAACCCAGGCACAACACCAGCACCAGGTGCGACACCACCAGCTGACAACGGAACGGTTGATTTAAGCGCATATATGGGCGATGACGGACACACATTGGACTTTAACAAGGTGGCCGAACTTTACAAAAACGCGGAAAAATACAAAACATCAGCTGCGTTCTTTCAGACCAAATACCAACAGAAAAACGGTGTGCCGGACGACGTTAACGAATACATGAACACGTTCAAACCAGACTCATCATACGAAAAATTCATGGAAAACCAGGACATAAAAGATTCATTTAATGAATTCTTTGCGTTTGCAAAAGACCATGGTATCGGAAAAGAACAGGCCCAGGCGGTAATGGACTGGTACATGAAAGGACTTGTTGGCGAAGATGGTATATTGGACAACAGAAGCGATGCGGAAAAAGCAGCAGACTTTGCAAAAGCCAAAGCTGACTTTTCAGAAGCAATCAAACCATTGCTACAATCCACAAACCGCACCCAAGAGGAACAAAACCACATCATAGAAAATTTCTTGGGTTCCGAAAACATGTTCACATCAAACCCAGAAATGAAAAACTATATCTTGCAAATGGCACAATACGACCCAATGGGATATATGTTCGTATCTATGGTGGCCGAAATGATAGACGGCAGCAACGTTCCTGTTGTATCAGGCACCGTATCAACCAAAGATTTGAACGCAATGCGTGCAGAATTGGCAAAAGAAACAGACCCTGTACGTCGTGAGGAAATGATGAAACAGTTCTTTGGAAACCAATAAAGGGGGAAAATATGACAGAAACAAAGACAGTAAACTGGAAAGATGTCGCAGAAAACTCAGACAATCCAGAAATCAAAGAAAAATACGAATTGTTCAAGGCAGAAACAGACCCACAGAAACAACGTTCGTTGCGCGGTCTAATTGTGGCCCTGATAAAATCAGAAGCAACCAGCAAGGCAGTACTCGCAGAAGCACAGGCCGATATGAACAAACCACAAGAACCAGAAAAAACAGAACCATTGGACGACTTGTCCGATGTGGAAAAATTAAAATTCTGGAAAGACCGCGTAATAGCTCTAGAAAACAGCCGCCTGAAAAACGAAACGTATGCACAACGCAGGGAATTAAACCGCAAAATATATGAAGCCAACGAACAAATCGCAAAACTGCGCGAATCCATCCGTAATGCAAAACGTGCAGCCAAAATAGAGGAAATGCGCAAATCCAACCACGTGTCATCATTGGCATTAAAACAAGCAAGAATTGAACACTTGATCCAGAAAGGTTTTTCACTGACAAACATCACAAAACATCCAGAGGGTGTAAAAGCAACCGAATTGCAAAAAGTGATTGAAAGCGGTAAGTTCTTGGAAAACATAGAACAAAAACAGCGCGGATTCACAGCAATGTGGGAACGTTGGAAAGCAAAATTCTTGAAATAAAAACAAACCCCCAGAAATGGGGGTAATTTTATTATTGAAAAATCACAAGATTTTTGATATAATAATATATTATAAAACGTTTTATAAAAAGGATTAGATATGAAAATCCCATATTTTTGTTGCATTGGTGCAGAATTGAAAAGATACGCAAAAGATTTTGATTTCATGAATCAGGTCTATTTGTATAAGGTCCCAACAGACGACAGCATGGAAGAAGTTCTGGCCGAGGATTATTTCAAAGCGATTTCCGATTCTGTGCTGCAAGACGATATTGTTTACATTTATGAAGCAAGTGCAGAAACATTGCATTCATGCAGATTCAATAAACAAAACGGACATATAACAGCAATCCCATTGGCATCTGACGAAACATTGACAGGTGCGGTCACAACAATTATTCATGACAACCTGACAAAAAATCGTGCTGTAATAAGTAATGACGATGGTAAAATAGCGGTATCAGATGTAACAAAAACAGAATTAGAGTATTTAAGTGGTGCAACATCAAACATACAAGAACAGTTAAATGGAAAAGCAAAAACCGATTTATCCAATCTAACAAGCACAGGTGCTAACATTGGGAATTGGTCAACAAATGTCACAAATTGCATAACAGAAATTCCACAAGATATAAAACTTGAATTGAGCAGTGGAACATTGACATTGAAAGCAGGTAGTAAAGCATACAAGCCAGACGGGACAACGTATTCAGCAACAACTGACACCAATCTGGACAATGCAGGTGTGGGTGGAACAAATACTTGGGTTATTGCTATGACAAGCGATAATAGAATATTTCCAAGGGCATTAGCAAATTGTGTGTCTGGGGCTGATGCAACAACAACCGCAGGTTATGCCTATGACACAACAACCAACAAAATACATTGGTTTAATGCTAATGGCGTAGAACAGGCAGACGATTGCTCGTTTCCTATTGCTATTGTTCATACAACAAGCGGCGTGATAGACGAGATAACACAAGTATTTAACGGCATTGGCTATATTGGTTCAACATTGTTTGCGTTGCCAGGACTTAAATGTTTGGGTGCAGATGGCAGAAACGCAGATGGCACATTAAAGAGTTATGCGACAACGGTATCTGCTGTTACAACGACAACGCCGTCAACCAGCAACGGAACCATTGAAATTGTAATAAAAGCCAATAGTATGCAAGCACCGGGCGGACACGTTAGAACCGTTAAAAATATGAATGGAATAACAAGTGGGTCTGCTGCGTGGTATTATTCAATAGACGATAATATCTGTGGGGTTTATACGCCATCAACACAAACGTGGTCGCAGACAGGTAATTGCTTAATAGGCACTGTTACTATGTCTAGTGGCAAGGTTGCGTCATTGAACACAAAACAGGTGTTCCACGCAGTTGATTACAGCGATACAGAGTATATTGCACATCAGGCGATGCCAAGTGATAGATATGTTGATTTAACACTTGGAAACGATAATGACCCATTGACAGCACCTGCTGATGGTTATTATATGTTAAACAAAACATCTGGTGCTGCTGGTGAAAGAGTTGGTTTTTTAGGTAGAGTAGCAACATCGGTATATTCAAATGCTGCTTCAGAAACCCTTATAGCCTATATTCCTGTATCAAAAGGCGAAACGGTAAGAGTGCGTTTTACTGCAACAGGTGCAACAAACGGATTTAGATTCATCTATGCTAACGGTTCAAAATAAGGAGTAAATTATGTTTGGAATAATTGACGAAAATAAAAAATTTATTCTGTTAGACAGTGACCGCGATAAATTGCGTGCCACCGCTTTAATGTTGACAAAAGAAGAAACAGTTTTTGTAGAAGATGTTGATTATGAAACAGGTAATAAATTTGGCGAACACAGTGAAACACATTATGTTCCTATGTTTGATGAAGATACTGTTGATGCAGCAATAAGTGAATACACAGATGAAGATATTGAAACAGCATACAATGGCGACAAATATCTTAAAGGTTATGCACCTGCGATTGACAACGAATATCAATCAAAGATGCGCGAACAAGCATACGTTGCAGAAACAGATCCAATACAAACACACATTGACCGTTTGAAAGACAAAGAACAAACACCAGAAATAATTGCTGAAATCGAAGCATTACGTGCAGAACGTGACGAAAAAATCGCAGCAATCAAAGAAAGATACCCATACGCGGAATAAAAATGTCAATAGAGATAAAAGACCCTGTTGAAAGATTTTATAACGAGTATGATTGGTTCACAAAAAAACCAAAACTAAAAGGACAAAAAAATGGCATATATAGGAAAAGTAGCTTTAACAGATTCTTGGGAAAAATTAGAGGACTTGATTAAAGCATTGGACGGTCAATCGACATTTGCGTTTGACACATCTAAAACATACGCAATCCAGGTTGATAGTACAGCCAGCAATAGCAATTACAGCGCAAGATTTTGCAATTCTGCAACAGAACCAGCAAACCCAGACGATGGCGAACATTACGACAATTCAATGGCACCATTTTCTTACAAACCAGCATCCAGCATTGACTTGTATGTAAAGAAAGTATCAAAAACTCGCAACGTAAAAGTATCAGTATCTGAAATATAAGATAATCAAAAAAAGGTACGCAAATGACAAAGAAAGCACAAAAAACCGTATGGCAACAGATAAAAGACGTATGGGCAGATGTGTGGTCGCAATATAAAGCCCAATGGGTTGCTTTATGGGGCAAATACAAAACAATCATAGTTCCATTTGTGCAAGGCACATTTGCATATATATGGCAATTAGTGTACGGAATCTTAGAATGTTTTGCAAAGGGACTTTATGGCACCGGCAAAATCATTTTAGAATGGTTGATCAAACTTATTGAAAAAGCATAATAAAAAGGACAAATAATGAAAGAACCAAAACTTGATACGGAATTTGGATGGTGCGTATTCAAAGGAATGTTTATACTTTTGATATTCACAAATCTCGTATGGGCAGGTTTTACTGTTTATTATGTCCATAAATCAATCACAGATGTTACACAAAGCATAGAAATGACACAAGACGGACAAGATAACAACCAGAGCATAACAAATGGCTAAGCAATCTATTAAAGTTTCATACAAAACCAAGGCTTTCAAAAAACCCAGTGTGCCAAAACTGGCATTTCTTAAAAGAGTAGCAAATGGAAAACGTAAAGCATAAGATTATTGCTTTCTGGCTTACACATGTCTTTCTTCGCAGGATAGGCAAACGATATCCTGAATATTTTTACAAGTGGATCTGCGAATTAACAGACGACCAAACGACAAGGGGTATAATGTCTTTGCGTTACGTACAAGACCCACAACAGAAATTCGAATCGATTGCCATTGAATTGAATATACCGCTAAGGCGAGTATTTGAAAAGCATAAAAAAGTTATAAACCGCATAATTAGTGGCTCAGACAACGCATAAGTTTGGGCATAAAAAACCCCCACAAAATAACTTACAATTCCTATGTGTAAAAGCATAGGAGTTTTTTTATGAATCCATATAACAACTATCCGTATCCGCAGCAAATACCGCAGATACCACAACATATAGAACCAAAGATTCTATCCTATACGGTAGATTCTGTTGAACAACTGGCAACATTGCCGCCAATGCCAAACACAATTTATCTTGGGTTGGCCCGGGACGGCAGCAAGATATTCCAAAGACGTATGAACAATGACGGACTTATGGAAATAAAAACATTTTCTTTGGTGGTGGAACAAACAAAGAAAACCGATATGCAGGAAATTCTTGACCGCATAAGCGAAATAGAAAAGAAGA